CACTTGATGAGAAATAGACTAGATGCTTTGGCTTTGTGCGCAGCGCCCATTGGAATAGGTCGGCATCGATGGCAAGGTCGGCGGCAACTGCCAAGGGCTTGCGCTCTATCGTGGCGCGGCCTCCGACGATAGCTGCAAGGTGGATCACGACATCAAATTTTGTGTCATCTTTTGCAAAGAAATCCCTGACATCAATGCCGTTCTTTATATCGATGCCGGTGATGTGATTGTTCTTGCTGTCTAAGTGCTTCTTGAAGTTAGTTCCAACAAAGCCTGCATCGCCTGTTATGAGTATCTTCATGCTCGCAACTTTCGCAAGAGAACTTGATAGTCCTCGCTCTTGATATAAGAGTCAAAGGCAAGGGCATCAAAGGCATAAACCTCACGGGCGTTGACCTGTTTGTAGCCTTCATCCCACTCTGCTTTGCCTGCAACGGGATGGCAATGCTCGATGATTACCTCAGGCAGATAAACAAAGTTGCCAAGGTCTTGCCCTAGCTTCTTCCAAAAGTTGTCGAGATAAAGATGTTTGAGCTTCGGTGGCACCATTCCGCCAAGGGCGCTGACGATGGCTTTTGACATCATCACCGCCGTTGGCAATCGCACTCCTTGCAAAAGGTCATCGCCATAGGAAACGCCAGGGGCGCTGCCTATCGCTCTCATCAAGGCAATATCCCAATCGGCTGTTCTAAATCTATGGTCATCGCCAATGAAGGTGAAGAAGTCATATTCATCTGCATATTTCTTGGCAGCGACATTGACAGGATACGCCATGCCCCGTGTGGTGTTTTCAATCTCCAAGATGTATTCGACGCCAACTGCGCTTCGATAGTTGACAAGCTCTCCATCATCTTTGTCCACAACAAAGAGCAAGTCAGAGCGACAAGAGAACTCTCTATGCGCTTGCAACACTTCGACTGCATTCTTTGGCCTGCCTCTAGTTGGCACAAGCACTAGGTTATTCTTCACTATCATTAATCTCCCCATAGATAGCGGTATAAGCCGCCAAGTCGATGATGCTGTCAAGATGATTCGGTGTCTGAATCAACCTTGCGATTTTGACAAGGCATAAACACAAAGCGACCTGCGAAGGGCTTATCTCTTTTCCAAGATAAACACTCCACAGGTCTGCGATGCGTTTGTGATTGATATAAGGCTCGCCATAAATTTCTTGACGATCCGTTGCGGTGAGGCGTTTGGCCTCATCCAAAATCTTCCCCGATTTCATTTCTTTACTTACTTCCGCGACCAAATTCTGCGGCCTTTGGGTCAATGGCCTTCAAGATTGGGCCGATGACTGCTGCGATGAAGGCAGCAAGGTAATCCTTTACAGGGCGCGATGGGTCGGCGAGATAGAGAGCTGCGACTGCGGCTGCTCCTGCTCTTGCATAGGTTGAGGCGATTGCGATTGCTTTGTCTTTGTTGAGCATTTGCACTCCTTGAAGTTAGGTCTGCCAAAGCCCACGATGAACACCGGCAGAGAAGGGAGGACTTTCCCTCTGTTCTTTACTTTGTAAGCTCTTATCTTACGCGCAACCTGCCCACCATTTCGCTGATCGCCTTTCTTATCAGGAGCCGTGTTGCCCTCAATGCAAATCAGCGTGCCATTGGCCTTTACCTGCTCGACGATGCCGATGTGCGAGATGCGCTCAAGTGAGTCGTTAGGAAAATCAAAGAAGACTAAATCCCCTGGCATTGGCTCGGCGGTGGCAACAGGCTGCCAGCGATGCACTTTGGCGAATGCCTTTGCCCCTGCTGGTGTGAAGGTGCAATCAGGGATTTTTACACCTGCTTGCTTTGCGCACCAATTGACAAAAGCGCCACACCAAGGCTGATTTGCTTTCTGATACTTGGTCTCATTCTCGCTTGGGCCTTCTATGTATCCAACTTCGCCTGCCGCAATTTCAAGCAACTTCTCAATCTCTGCGCACATTATTTCTGCAATACTTCTTTGACTAAATCGGTAAGAAAATCAACTTTTTCCTCTAAGACAGCTACTTTGTCTTTGATTGAAGTGCCACCATTAGGTTTTAGCTCATTGAGATAGTGCTTGACGAGCCATTTGACTCCGAGGGCAACTGATCCAATGATGCTGATGAGGGCAACGATAAAGCCTGCCCAATCTGTTGCACTCATCAAATAAACTCCAAACTATTTTCTAATCTACTTACAGCGCGGCAATCTCGTCTGCCGTCAGACCAAGCGCTGCGAGTTTGGCCTCAGCCGATGCCTTGGCTGCTGCCTTGGCCTGCGCTGCTGCTTCCTCTGCTGCCTTAATTTCAGCAAAGGCGACTGCATCAGCCTCACGCTGTGCGATTTCCTCAGCCGTTAGCGGAACTATCGTCTGCTCACCAGTTAAGCAGTTTACGATTACTTTGGTTGGTGTGTCTGTCATTATTGCTCCTTATGAGTTTTTGATACCGTATAGAAAGAATGATGATTCTGAGATAAACTGGAAGGTTGAAACATTAGTTAATTCAATACTACTTACAGCAGCAGTTGAATCAATCAGACCAGCATTTACTTTCATCTCAATTGCGGTTGCATTTGTTTCATTCACTCCAAATACGCTAACGGGCTTTTTTTGACTTGCAGTATAGGAAGGAATATAAATCTCTATACTAGAAAAGGTGTTGTTTGTTGCAGATGAACCTAGTAACGGAATATCTGTAAGATGAGTAATTGCAGGACTACGATTAGAAGAAGCAGCACTTCCATTACCTTGTAGAAAGGTAAAAGAATAAATTGAACTAGAGTTAGCATTTATGGTCAAGCGTAATGTGCCATTAGTTACAGCCCTATCATTCCGCGCACTAATCCTCAACACCAAATCAGTAAAAGTCGCAGGAATTGATGAAAAGGTGACAGATGCGGCAGATGTTGAAAGCGTATTAGATGAAATGAGTGTGTATGTGTTAGCCATTATGCAGCCTTTATTCCGTATAGGGTGGCGGTTGTGCCAGTAGACATAGTGCCAGCAGATAAAAGCATAATGTTCAAACTGTTGATTGCAGAAGTAGAACGATAAAGACCAACAGACCTGTAAACAGAGCCAGCACTATTTCTATCATTGCTTAATTCTGCAAGTGCGGTTTTAAAGGTTGAACCAGCGTAGGAAAATAAATCTAATGTGATAAATTGTAAAGATGTGCTTAATTGATTTACATCTGTGATTCTTATATTTGGATTAGTATTGTTGTCAGTTGAGGAAGCAGTTGTGCCATCACCTTGTAATCGTGTTGTTGAGTAATTGCTTGCAGTATCTCCGTTGAATTGAATGCCAGTTCTATTGCCAGCAGACATACCCGTTATGACTAGCACCAATCTCAAATCAGTATAAGTTCCAGGTATGCTGCTAAAAGTAATTGTTGATGCAGCGGTGCTTAGCGTAGTGGTCGCTATTGGCTCGTATGTCGCTGGCATTATGCCCCCTTGATGCCGTATAGGGCGAAGGTTGATGCGGTTGTAAAATTTTGTGATGGGTGATAAATCTTTATAGAACTTATCGCCGTTGTTTGTTGATACAAACCAGAACCCAAAGCAATTATTTGGTCAGAAGTTCCAGGCACATTTTGATTGTTTCCATAAAATGCTCTGACTGTTTTATTTTTTGTAGTAGAAGCATAATCGTGGAAATCAAATATAGCTACTGTTGGATGACTTGTATGAAATGGTGTAGAAAATAACATAAGCGATTGAGTTGCACCACCTGTTGCAGACGCAGCAGTTCCGTTACCATTTAGTTGATGATATGAATATACCGAGCTTGTAACTCCATTTATTTCCATACGAAAGGAACTAAGGCTGCTTGCATCCGCTATCGCACATACTCGTAATTGCAGATGCTGATAGGTGCTAGGTATTGAGCTAAAGGTAATTGTTCCACTAGAGCCAGTCCCAGTAGCAGTAGCGATGGACTCAAAGGCGGTAGAAGCAGCAGCACCCAAGAAAGCGCCGTAGCCTGTGGCTGAAGCGTTGGCGCGTGTTGTTATTAACGGCATCGCGTCTCCCCTTCTAGGCGAACTTGGTCTGTGTCTCTAGCACCGTATAGGTCGGCGTTGCAGCAGTCTTGATGATGGTGAATGAGTAGGCATCAATGGCTGAGGCATTGCCAGCAGAGATGGCGGCAGGCACTTTTGGGGTGACTGTCGTGCCGTCTATTTGTATAACATTTGGATAATAGGCAGTTGAGCCGTTTGTGTTGAGCCAAACAAGCGTGATGGCATCGCCAACGGCAAGTTTGGAACTCAAGGTGTTTGATCCGTCATATCTGAAATTCAAAGTGTGATTGGCAGTTGCATTTGAGGTGTAATACCAAACAGATGCAGTCGATACATCAAAGTTGATTGTTCCAGTAGCGGCAGCAGCTACCACATTGACATCTTCTTCAAAGCCCTTGATAATTAGGTCTGCCTGAGATTCTGCGATACTAAGAGTGACTGTGCCTGATGTTCCGCCACCTGATAGACCCGTTCCTGCGGTAACACCTTCAATGTCGCCTGAAGCCGGTGTTGCGAATTGGAAGAAGATTGCTGCGCTTGCACTTGTGAAGCGAAGAACGCCACCTTGATTCTGCGAGAGAGCAAGTGATCCTGAAGTTGTGACCGTTGCTGTGCCTGCGGTTATCGTGCAAACTCCCGCACCAAGGTTGATGACTGTCACAATGTCACCTGCTGCAAACAGACCTGTGTTCACAGTGATTGTTGTTGCGCTGGCGTTGCTCATTGAGATAGCAGTGCCAGCATCGGCAGCAACTAGAACATAAGAGGCAACCTTTGCACTTGCATCGCCACCAAGCATTGCAGTTTGTTGCAGCGATGTCATTTGAGCTGCGGTCAAGACCTGCCCTGTCGTGAAGGTCTGTTTACTCATCGTTTCTCCTTAGTATGAAAGAACTCCCACAGTTCCATCAAGCAGACCTTGGATTGCGGAATCCAAGATGAATGCCTGAATTATAGGTTCTGCGGTGAGGAAGCGTGTTGTCCAAGTGTTCGGTGTTATGTCGTGCTGAATACCTTGAACGAATAGCTCAAGGTCAAAGGTTGAGGATGCCTGACCTGTCTTAGTGACATTTATCAGAGTGAACAAATCTGATTCAAGACCTGCCACAATGCGATTTGAGGCGGTCGAATCCATAAGGTTTAAGCCAATGGAATCAATGCGAAGAAGGGCATTTTCGCGGGCATTTAGAAGCATTGAAGCCTGGTCTAAGGCCTCGGCATCGGTCTGCATTAGCAGGTCAGAGCGCGATCCTGAGTGAATGAAGAAGGTTTCTATCGAGCTTGTTGACTGCACATTTTGCGCAGTTCCGCCAAGGCGGGTGACAGTTATGTCGTTGAAAATCTGTGTGTCATCGTAGGCAAAGTCAATCGCCTGATAAGAAATATCTGTGCCATCATCGTTGAATAATAAAGGCGTTTCATCAGCTTTTAGTGATACATTGCTGCGAGATAGGAAGACTGCGTTGCCCTCGTCATCAGTAAAGAAGCCACCAAGTTCGGTCTGTTCTATATTTTGACAAGCTGCAAGCAGACTTCGTGATGTTCCAGGGTCGGCTTGAACTAGCGTGTCGCCTGCATTAATGAGTCTTTGACTTACAGGGAAACTTGCCAAATCTAGCAAGTTCTCAATGCGCGCCCCCGTGGTTTGACCGGCGGAAGAACCCGCAACAGTCGTTATTTGAACATTCTGTAAAAGGCGGAAGGCATCGACACATTGGAAAGTCACAGTTGAAACTTCATCGTTGCCAAGCCTGAATGTGTTGTCAAAACTTGTGATATAGCCTGAGAAAAGATAATAGCGGTCGGTGCCACCGCCATCGTCATAGTCTGCAAAAATGCGAATCTTGCGAAGAGGCAAGAGTTTGCCATAGTAAGGCGATGAATCATTTTGCGGGTTGTAATCGCCATTTTCGTCTTCTAAGACGACAGTGGCGGTGCCTGCCTCAAAGCTATTAAGAACTCGGTTTCGGCCTCGGCGGATGGAAACGCGAAGGGCGATGTCACTTACATCAACGACATCTGCCGGTGCATCTGCCAAGATGCCCGTGCCAAGGGGAGTTGAAGGATCATCTAGTAGAAGCGGGTTGCCGAAGGCAGGGCCATTTGCAAAGTCAATCGTGACTCCAAGTGTGGGAGTGCCTGGCATTACAGACCGCCGACAAAGAGAATTGGCTTACCGCTTTGTTGTTCTAACAAGATTCTTTGGCGGATGGCATCTGCCAAGTCTTCTTCTGTCTGCACATTGCCAGCAACATTGACATTGATTGTCATTCCTGCATTTTCCGCCATACGGAAAGAGCCAGGGTCAAAGGTCGAGCCTGCGCCGATACTAGGGCCATCAAACATTCCCATTGCTTGCATTCTTGCGCGCTCATCGCTAAGAGCGCCAAGGCCCAATGTGCTAATAGAGTCGGAAAGAGTGTCAATTTGTTCTTTGAGTAAGAAGCTAATTGCGGTGCCTTTTTCTTCGCTTGCACGCAAGGCAGTTAAAGTGTCAATTTGTTCTTGGACTGCTGATTGTGCAATAACAGGCGAAACAGGATTGAAAGGGTTTTGAACGCTATCTTTTGAAGTAACTTTTGGGCGAGGGCCAGGGCGAGGGCCAGGGCCACCGCCGCCAATATTTGAAAGGGCTGCTAGATAGGCATTGAGAGCTGCAAGCGCGCGTTTCCAGGCTTCGGCTGCTGCATCTCCTGGCATTGCCCAAAATTTTGATAAAACTGCTTGTAAGGCACTTCCGTCTTGAACCGACTTGGCATAGTCAAGAACGCCCTGACGGGTCATTCCCCACTTGCCCATCAGCTCTTCAATTTCTGAGTCGTCAATCTTCTCGTCTTTAAGGGCGCGGGTGAAATCTACATACTTCTCGGCTTCCTCTTTTGTCAGACCCCACTTCATTAGCAGGTTGACAATTGGGCCGTCATTTAACTCTGTTGAATTTGCAGCATAGATGCGGGCGATATATTCAAGAACTTCGCCCTTTGTAATGTTCCACTTTTGAGCAAGAACAGAAACTTCTTCATCGCTGATTACTGCATCAGAGAGAACAGTCAAGAGATCGGCGTAGCGCTGCGCAGCCTCATTGAGTTTCATCTGCGCTTCCATATTGGCAATCAACGCATTGACTCTTGCTGCTTCTTCAAGGTTTGCTTGCTTGAGAAGATTTAGACGAGCAGCCTCAAGTTGAATTGGGTCTTTCTCGGTTGTTGGAGCAACGCCCAACTTCTTCAAAGCCGCAAGAGCCTTCTCAAGTTTTATCTGCTCTGCGGTCTTCTTGTTTAAGTTTGTGGTGATTTGAACATTCTTAAGATTCTTTAAGTTGGCATCGGCAGTTCTCTTTGAAAGTCTGTCAAGGTCTTTTAAGTGACCAACAACAACAGAGGACTGTTTTTCCATCGCCTCGGTGTTGTCATTCAGGCCCTCTGTCATTTGATTTATTGCAAAAAGCGCAGCACCACTAGCCACCACAAAAGCACCAATGCCAATGGCGGCTGCTTTAGCAGAAACACCAGCAGTTCCAAAGGCAAGGGCGATGCCTGCGG